AAAGCCATAAAAACCGATGGGTTTTCTGAGAAACCCACGGAAACCGATGGGTTTTTAGATTGCCGAATTTCAGCAGGTGAGAAACCCACGGAAACCGATGGGTTTTTAGATTGCCGAATTTCAGCAGGTGAGAAACCCACGGAAACCGATGGGTTTTTAGATTGCCGAATTTCAGCAGGTGAGAAACCCACGGAAACCGATGGGTTTTTAGATTGCCGAATTTCAGCAGGTGAGAAACCCACGGAAACCGATGGGTTTTTAGATTGCCGAATTTCAGCAGGTGAGAAACCCACGGAAACCCATAAAAACCAAGAATTAATAATTAAAAATTACACTGATACTAAAGTATCAGATACTACTACTGTTGTTGAGCACGATTTGGACGCAGACCTTTCAAAGATTGCGCACCACTTCCAAGAGGCTTTTGGAGACCTGCCGCCGTCTGTCGGCTACAAAATAAGCAGCTGGCGGCAAACGTTCAGCGCTGAGATGATTATTCTGGCAATCGACCGAGCTGCCGAGGCTGGGAAGCGGAACTGGACGTATGTAGACGGCACTCTAAGAAACTGGAAGAGGGACGGAATAAAAACACCAGCCGAGGTAGCTGCAAGCGATGAACAGTGGCAAAGCCGCCAGCAGCAGGCGCGGCCTGGCAGATCGACCCGGCAGCCCGCAGAAAGCACGAGAGACCAGCTTGCCCGGGTGCTGGGCAACATGGACAAAGAAAGGGGTTTTGACACATGACCAAGGAAGAAGCGGCGGAGCTGATCTTGATGAACGCAACGCTGTACAAGCTGGGAACAAAACCGCTGACCGATGACGAGATGAAAACCACCATCGACATTTGGACGTATCAGTTCCGGGATTATCCCGGCGAAGTGGTGAAGCGGGCGTTCCTCGCAGCGAACCGCGTCTGTGTCTATCCCATCACGGTGGCCGATATCTACAAGCAGCTTTCCAAGTGCATCGACCCGGAAGCAGAGTGGGGCGCGCTGGCCGATGCAGCCCGCAAGGCACAGAAATACATGAGCTGGAAAAACTTCCCGATGGTGACCGGCATTGACGAGAAGGGCGGGCTTATCCGTAGCGATGGCACGGAAGAGCTGCAAGTGCTGTACGACAACCTCCCCCCGGCGGCCAAAACTTACGCCGGGAGCGTGGGCGGCCTAAAGGAGCTGGCCATGACCCCGGACCTGACCTATCGCCGGGTGGAATTCCTGAAGCAGTCGCGGGAGGACATTACGACCGCGCCCCGGGAAGCTGCCCGGCTGAGAGCCGGGGACACCCCGGCCAGACTGGAGGCGGCCAATGGGTAGATTCAGGGTTTTAGTGGAGTGCCGCAACGAGGGCGGCACAGATCTCCACTGCTGGGATAATGTGCAGGCAGCCAACGAGAAGGAAGCTGAACACAAGGCTGTGGAGATGGCCAGAAGGTATTACCCGGAATTTGATGAGTTCGAGCCTGTGCGGGTCGAAACATCCCGATGGAGGTGACAGGCGATGGAAGTTGAGCAGCTGTCTTTCTTCTCAATGCTGGCCGCGCCCACGCTGCCACAGGTGGCGGTCTGCTGCATGGACGGCACACGGGCGGACGCTGCACCCGCCGAAAGCTGGATGCAGCGTCTTGTGCAGGGCGGTGAGTATGTCGTGCAGGTCGCAGGACATCCGCTGGTGTTAAAGCCCGTCCCCGGAACGCCTGACAGCATCCAGAGCGGGCACGAATACTACCACTACACCATCGGCCCGCGCCTGTACGCGGGGACGTTTGTCGGGAGGATACAGCATTGAGAAGCCTTGAGGAAATCGACCGCGACCTTCAAATCGCATACACTGACATGGCGAGTTTTATTAAAAGCGGCTTCCCGGTCTCCCCGATTCTGCAAGATGACATCGACGAGCTGAGGGATGAACGCGCTGCCGTAGTAAAGGCCATGCAGGACGCTGGCCTGATGCGGTATGAGGTTTGCATCCTGCCGAAGCCGGAAAACACGTCCAGCTATTGCGCAGCGTTATACAAAGTCACGGCCACAAGCAGAGATCAGGCTTTCGAGCATGGCAAGGAAACCTTTATCCGCGGTTTTGCAAACTGCGGCGTCACTGCCGAAGATTTTGACGCAGGATATGACATCGGCGTCACGAAAGGAGAAAAGATTGAATGAAAGCACACGTTTCAAACGGCTGCAAGCCCTGCCCGTTTTGCGGCGCACCTGTCACGGTACGCCTTATGAGAAAAGGCCCTGACTTCATCGCCTGCACCAACAAGCAGGAGTGCGGCGCGATCGTCAGCTTTAACAATACCCCGTGCGACTGTTTCGGGGCATCCCCGGTGGACTACTTCAACAGGAGGGCCAGCACGGACGAGATTGCACTGGTAGAAGATGCCCCAGCAGTCGTCCCGGATGTCCAGCGCTGGCGCGACCCCGACAAAGACCCGCCCAAGGTCGAAACCGAAGTACTGATTTTGTACCGCAACGATATTGACGGATACGGTATTACGACAGCGCACTATGAAGACGGGAGCGTTTTTTTACAAGATAGCGTATGGTATTGGGAAGACCTTCCCGATTGGGGAACATACGACGAAGAGCGGGACGACTACAAAATCCCGAAAGGCTGGTGGGAATACCGCCACTTCAACCCTGACGAGGTTTACAATAACAAGATAGACCGCCCTGTTGTGGGCTGGATGCCGCTGCCGGAGAAGCTGAAAAAGGAGGGCGTGGCATGAGCAAGCGGAAATATCTTGAGGCTGAAACCCTGAAGCAACATCTTTTCGCGGAGGCCACTCTGGGCTACGTCAAGACATTGGAAGATGTGAACAGGGTCATTGATGCCCTGCCTGAAGCTGACCCGCAGGAAATGGCCCGCCAGCTCTGGAGAGACGCAAAGAAAGACCCGCCTGACCCGAATGTTGATGTCATCGTGTACTGCTCCGATGGTGATATCTTGACCGCATTCATGTATGACAACGGAGATTGGGCTGAGAACAGAGAGTGCATTCCTCTGGATGATGTCACCCACTGGATGCCTAACATCGCAGGCCCTGAACTGGAGGAACCTGAAGCATGAAAGTTTTGATAGCCTGCGAGGAGAGCCAAGAGGTTTGCAAGGCTTTCCGAGCACGAGGGCATGAGGCGTACTCTTGCGACATTCAGGAACCATCTGGCGGTCACCCGGAATGGCACATCCTTGGCGATGCTCTGTTGCCACTGAGGGGGGGGCAAATTGAGACGATGGATGATAAAGGGCATTACATTGATGCTTGGGACTTGCTCATTGCGCACCCGCCCTGCACATACCTGAGCAATGCCGGCGCACGGCATCTCTGGAAAGGGCACCAGCTTCAAGCTGACCGCGTGATGTTGGGCATTCAGGGCCGCGACCTGTTTATGCGGTTCTGGTGGGCAGATGTGCCGAGAATCTGCGTGGAAAATCCCGTGCCGAGTAAGGTTTTCTGTCTGCCACCGTATACGCAAGCTGTGCAACCGTATGAGTATGGACACCCATACAGCAAGAAAACTTGCCTTTGGCTGAAGGCTCTGCCGCCACTATTCCCAACCGATATTGTGGAGCCTGTGGCTACATGGTGTCCGTCCGGCTCTTACGCACATAAGCATGATGAGCGCAACAAGGGTATGTTTACCACTGACCGCGCTAAAAATCGAGCAAAAACATTCACCGGAGTTGCGAAAGCTATGTCTGAGCAATGGGGATGATTGGAGGAAAAGAACGATAGGAGATGAACGCGCAAAATGACACACAAGGAATTTTTGGAGCGCAAAATCGACATTGCGCCCACTGTAGACTGGAGCGTGAACCGATGAACCACGAAAACAACTTGGGCCGAAATGCCGAACACTATGCAGACCCGACCCCGGCCGCAGCTATACGCAACATCTTCCGGGACGAGTACCAGAAGGAAGCCGCCCGGCTTGACAGAATCGGAGACATCGTTCCCCTGCTGCGCCAGATGGCCGACATCGCAGGGTTCGAGATCATAGGCCGCATCCCGCTGAGGGACAAGGCCACCGGAAAGGAGTATCGGTAATGGAAAGAGCTGAAGCGATTATCGCCGCCTGTCGCGATACGATGTTGACCACATTGGAAAAGATCGGCGGCCAGAGCCTCATTTGTTCGTGGACGCGCCGGGATGGTACGGTGGTCAGACTGTCGCTGAAAATCATGCCCCACAACGAGAACACCATTGCAGATGCCATCTGCGACATGGACGATGAGGAGCTGGCCAAGCGCCTTATCCCCATTGTCGTGAACCAGATGTGCGAGGACCATGTACCCACGGAAGAAGAGGCGCTGAAGTGGCTCCAGCAGCCTGCCAGCTGCCTGAAGGAGTAAGGAGGACGAAATGGCAAAACACTACAAGATTGACTGTGACAAGGTAGAGGACAGAAAGGCACTGACCGTCATTCTCGCAATGAACGGCTACACCGTCCGCATGGGCAAAGAGAAGCGCGGCGGAAAGTCCACCTTGACCTATTTCGTGGAGTATTGGAGGGCTGACGATGAAGGGTAACGCAGCGGCCAGCGCCCGCCGCAGCTACATGGGCGCACGGAGCCGCGCAGAAGGCGCAGGTTTTGAGGCCATCATCAGCTCCGCTTGCGACTACTACCGCGCAATCGGGCGGGCAGACATCGAGAAAACCCCGGAGCCGATGAAGCCCCTCGGTGGTGCAGATCGCTCCGGCAGATTCCTCGCCTGCTACACCAAACAGGCACAGCCAGACTACAAAGGAGTTCTCTCAGGCGGAAGAGCGGTCGTTTTCGAGGCGAAGCACACCGACACCGGTCGTTTGTTGTCCGACCGCGTATCAGCCGAGCAAGCCGCCTGTTTGCGCCGGATATCACGGCTGGGCGGTATCGCGTTCGTTCTGTGTTCATTCAATGGCCGGGAGTTCTACCGCATTCCGTGGCCGATCTGGGAAGACATGAAGAACGTGTTTGGCCGGAAGTACATCACCCCGGCGGATTTGGCAGAGTACCATATCCGCGTTGCGGCGCCCGGAGTGTTGCTATTTTTGGAGGGAGTAAAGGAGAAAAACGATGGCTCGAAGATGGACACCTGAAAGTGAGAATGAAAAGCCTCCCCAGAATAAAAAAGCGCAGCTAGTCAGAGGGTGGTTTGAGCGCCTGCCCCGGATGCGGGAACAGATACAGCAGCAGGAAGAACGCATTGTAGATCTGCAGTGCATTGCTACCGCGACCACATCTAACGTCTCATCTGCACCCGGACGTTCTGGAACCAGCGATAAGGTGGGAAATGGAAGCACTGCAATCGTTGAAGCAAAGGAAAAGCTCGCTGCACTCAAGTGCGAGTACGTAGAAATGCAGAAAGCGGCAATTGATACGGCATACCTGCTGAACGCTGACCAAGCGTCAATCCGCCGCAGCAAGTGCATCATCCTGTGCTATGTAGAGGGCAAGACGCGCGAGCAGGCCGCTGCTGAGGTGGGCTTTGCACAGGCACATACGGCATCCAGAGCAATTACAGCCGGGTTTGAAGCCCTTGCGGAGATCTGGGAAGCAACGCCTTTTTGCAATTTTGACGAAAGCGCATAAAAATCACGCATTTTTTTGTATTGCTTCGGGTATGTATGCGGTATGTACAGACACCATGAAAAAGTGATTCAATAATATCATCGGCAAAGCCGTAAAGGCAAACCGATCTGCGCAGTCTCCGAAACGAACCTCCCAAAAATGCTTCCTCCAAAGGAAAAGGCTTGACCGGCATTTTTCTTCCTCTCGTTTCGCGGGCTGCTTCTATGTTCCGGTAGCTCAACTGGTAGAGCAGCAGCCTATTGAAGCAGCAAGTAGTTGGTTCAAATCCATCCCGGAACACCATATGGCGCATGGACTCATCCCCCACAAAGCTGCACGCTTAACCTCCCGTGCTACGAGAGAAAGCTTTGAATCCCTGAGGGTGTGGGTAGACTTCCCGACGGGATGTGCGTCAAACAACAGCCCTGGCGGAGAACCAGGGCTGTTTTATATGGCCGCCTGAGCGCAATGTGGAGCGCGGTGCGTGTGTAGACACGGCTGGTTCGATTCCAAGGGCGGCTTTTTATATTCCCGTAGTTCAAGTGATGGAACAGCGGTCTCCAAAACCGCAGGCTGCAGGTTTGAGCCCTGCCGGGAATGCCATTTGCGTACCCTGTGAGGGGGCTGCGCAGATAGCGGAGCATCTGGCCGCGAAAGTTCCAGATGAGCGGCTTTGTGTACGACAGGCAAAGCTGCTTATTATATGCCGCCATAGCTCAATTGGGAGAGCGCCGCCCATTTAAGGCGGGACAACGTTGGTGACACCACGGGAACATCACTGCACAGCCAACCACTGCGCACATCCATTCCGCGGGTGCTGGTTCAAATCCAGCTGGCGGCACATTCGATTTTGACCGTTCGGGTTTCCGGGCGGTTTTTATTTTACACGGGAGGAGAATAACATGATTCAGAAAGAACTACTGAAAATGCCGGTTGCAGATCTGGTTCCATACGAGCGCAACCCGCGCGTGATCTCCCCGGAAGCCGTGAACGCCTGCGCGGAAAGTATGCGCCAGTGCAGCGCACTTGACCCCATCGAGGTGGACGAAAACAATGTCATCCTCAGCGGTCACACCCGCCGCCTCGCTCTGATGCAGCTCCATGTGGACATGGCCGACGTGGTGCGCTACACCGGCCTTACCGAAGAACAGAAGCAGAAATACCGTATCCTCGCCAACAAGACCGGTGAAATGTCCGGGTGGGATTTCGGAAAACTCGAACAAGAACTGGCAGAAGTTGACTTTGGGGACTTTGACTTTGATTTTGACCTTCCTGCTGGTGACAGCAAAGAAACGCGGGTTTCTGAGGATGAGGCTCCAGAAGTTGACAAAGCCGCACCTCCAAAAGCAAAGCTGGGTGATATCTGGAAGTGCGGCAGGCATCGCGTTATGTGCGGGGACAGCACGAATGCAGAAAGCATCAAAACCCTTATAGGGGGGGCGCAGGCTGATATGTTGCTTACAGATCCGCCGTATAACGTGAACTATGGAGCAGTGCGAGATGTAAGCGAGGCAGTAAAAAGGCACAAAAGAACGGATGGCCTGCTCATACAGAATGACAACATGGGCGATGAGGAATTTAGAGAGTTCTTGACCAGCGCTTTCAAAAACGCCGATGCTGTAATGAGACCTGGTGCGGTTTTTTACATTTGGCACGCAGATGGAGAGGGCTATAACTTCCGAGGAGCGTGTAAAGACACTGGATGGACTGTAAGGCAGTGTCTGATTTGGAACAAAAACACGCTATGTATGGGACGGCAGGATTACCAGTGGAAGCATGAGCCATGCCTGTATGGATGGAAAGACGGCGCAGCACATTTTTGGGCAAGTGACAGGAAACAGACAACGGTTCTTGATTTTGACAGACCGGTTAAGAGTGAACTGCACCCAACAATGAAACCGGTTGCGCTTTTTGACTATCAAATCAAGAACAACACAGAAAACGGGAATATTGTCCTTGACCTGTTTGGAGGAAGCGGGACAACATTGATTGCCTGCGAACAGAACGGACGAACAGCCTACATCATGGAGTACGACCCGAAGTACGTTGATGTTATTGTCAAGCGATGGGAAGACCTCACTGGAGAAAAGGCTGTACTTGAAAAAGAGGTGAACTGAGATTGGCCGCAAAGGTAAGTATGAGCAGTGGCTAGAGCCTGAAGGGCTGACGCTGCTTCGTGGGTGGGCTAGAGACGGCCTCAAAGACAAGCAGATTGCCGAAAATATAGGCTGCTCAGTATCGACCCTCTGCGAATGGAAAAACAAATTTCCCGAATTTTCGGAAGCGCTAAAAAAGGGCAAGGACGTCGCAGACTACATTGTGGAGAATGAGCTGTTCGAAAGCTGCAAGACCCGCACCGTAACCGTAAAAAAGCCCATCAAACTGAAAAAGGTCATGGTGGATGGAAAAAAGAGGCTGGAAGAAGAGCGCATTGAATATGCGGAAGAGCAGGTCGTCGTTCCAGCCAACGTGACGGCTCAGATATTCTGGTTGAAAAACCGGAAGAAAACAAAATGGAGCGAAAAAACGCAGGAAGAAGCATTTGCACAGGGCGAGACCCCGGCGGACGAGTTGAGTAAGGCACTGTTCGAGATAAGCGAGGGTGGAGATCATGCCACTGGGCAAAAAACAACTTGAGATTCTGCGGTTCCGGCGGACATCATACAACTATCTTATCTGTGACGGTGCGGTTCGTTCCGGCAAGACCTCCCTGATGATGGTTGGGTTCGTTGATGATGCAATGGAGCGATTCAACGCCCAGCGCTTCGGCATCTGCGGCAAGACCGTAGACAGTGCCATCAAAAACGTGATAGAGCCGTATATCTCCATGCGGTATGCACAGCAGAGTTATCAGATCAAGTGGAGCCGCAGCGGAAAGATCCTGACCATCACCAAGGGCAACGTGACCAACATCTTCGAGGTGTTTGGCGGAAAAGATGAAAGCAGCTATATGCTGATTCAAGGCCGAACGCTGGCAGGCTGCCTGATCGACGAAGTTGTTTTGCAACCGCGGTCTTTCGTGGAGCAGGCCATCACCCGTTGTTCCGTCACCGACTCAAAAATCTGGTTTTCCTGCAACCCGGCGGGCACACAGCACTGGTTTAACCAAGAGTGGATCCTGCAAGCAGAGGAGCGCAACGCGCTGCACCTGCATTTCGTTCTGACCGACAACCCGGGATTATCCCCCGAGACCATCCAGCGGTATGAGAAGGCATTTTCCGGCGTGTTCTACCGCCGGTATATTCTTGGGGAATGGGTTGACGCAGAGGGGCTTGTCTATCCGTTCTTCGCAGCCAACGAGGACACATACCTCTTCAAGGACTCAATCGCGGGGCTGGAAGGGCGTTTTTTCGTCTCCATCGACTACGGCACCCACAATCCTTGCAGCATGGGGCTTTGGGTGGTCAACAACGGGAGGGCAATCCGCATCAAGGAAAGCTATTACGACAGCACCAAGACCAAGGTGCAGCGCACGGACGAAGAGCATTACAGTGAGCTGGAACGGCTTGTGAAAGGATACTACATTCAATCCGTGATCGTTGACCCGTCCGCCGCGTCGTTCATAGAGACCATCCGGCGGCACGGGCGGTTCGTGGTCATCCCGGCCAACAACGACGTTATCAACGGCATCCGCTGCGTGGGGTCGCTGCTGCAAGCTGGCCTTATCAAGATTCACGAGTCCTGCGCCGATTCCCGCCGGGAGTTCGGCCTGTATGCGTGGGATGAAAAGTCATCCGAAGATCGTGTACTCAAAGAGTTTGATCACGCGATGGACGATATACGATATTTTTGCTATACGATTTTTGCCCCAGAAATTCGCTGGGCGGATTGGAGTACTTGATGTTCGACAAGCTGATTTCATGGCTGCGAGAAAAGGCACGGCAGCTGTTCGGGGAAAATACGACCGTGAGCGCGAACATTTCCGCGCCAATGGAAAAATCTGTTGAGCTTTGGGCGGATATGTACGACACCGGTGGGCCGTGGTGCCACAGCCTCAAATCCGGCGACACACTGCACGGTATCGGGCTGCCGCAGAGCATTGCAAGCGAACTTGCACGGCTGACAACCATTGAGATGGAGTGCGTTGTATCCGGTGGAGAGCGTGCGGGCGCAATCAATGAAATCATTCAGCCGTTTGTTGAAACTTTGCGTGCACCGGTGGAATACGGTTGCGCCTTGGGCGGCATCCTGTTCCGCCCGGTCATGGCAGCAGATGGAACGATCAGTATTGACGTAATTCAGGGCGACAGCTTTTGTCCGACCCATTTCGACAGCACCGGGCGGATGACCGGCGCGATCTTCTCCGAGCAGCTTGTAAAGGGAAATAAAATCTATACCAGGCTGGAAAATCATGAATACACCGACAGCAAGTATATTGTTGAGGTCAAGGCGTTCCGCTCGATGACCACGGCAGACATCGGCCTAGAGGTTCCGTTGACCGATGTTCCTGAGTGGGCAGACATCTCCCCTACCAGCATTGTGGACGGCGTTGACCGGCCCTTGTGGGGCTATTTCAAGGTGGCGACAAGCAACACGGTTGACCGCAGGTCGCCTTTGGGAGTAAGCGTGTATGCCAACGCGGTCAAGCTGATCCGGGATTGTGATGAGCAATACGGGCGGTTGCTGTGGGAGTACGACGGTGGGCAGCTGGCTCTTGATGTAGATCAGACCGCACTGCGGCCCACTCCAGACGGCGGTTCTGCGTTGCCACAGCGGGAACAGCGGCTCTATCGTAACTGGCTGAACGGCAGTTACGGGCAGACAGGGCGCAATCTGTACGAGGTGTTTGCTCCCTCCCTGCGAGACGAGAACTACCGACGCGGTCTGGATACCATCCTCAAGCGGATCGAGTTCCAGTGCGGCCTTGCATACGGCACGCTGTCCGACCCGCAGAACGTGGACAAGACCGCCGAGGAGATCCGCAGCAGTAAGCAGCGGAGTTATACCACAGTCAAGGACTTGCAGCGGTCGCTCAAAATTGCCGTTACAGACCTGATCTATGCCATCGATGCACTTATGACGTCCGCATGGCAGCAAGGCGCAGCGGTTGTTTCCCCGGGGGATTATGATGTGACATTCGATTTTGACGATTCGATTGTCTCCGACCCAAAGGAGCGCAAACAGATGTTCTGGGGTTACGTCACCGCTGGAAAGTTCCCATTCTGGCGGTATCTGGTCGAGTTTGAGGGGTACAACGAAGACGAAGCCAAGCAGATCGAGGCAGAAGCAAAGGAGAGCGCACAGCAACCCGGGCTTGAGTTTGGCGGTGGTGCTTAATGTTGCAACCAGACTATCTTGACCACGCACCAGACGAAATGGTGAAGCTCTGGCAGCAGGTCGAGGATGATATTTTGCGGGACGTAGCCCGGAGAATCGGCAAGATGGGCGGCATGACACCAACGGCCAAATGGCAGCTCTGGCGTTATGAGCAAGTCGAGGCCGTCCGGGAAGAAGTCGTCAAGCTGCTGGCCAAGTACAGCGGAAAGAGCGAGCGCGAGATCCGTCGCATCCTGAAAGAAGCCTGCACCGCCGCGCTGGAAGCCGACGATGAAATCTATTACCACTACGGCAAGACCCCGACCCCGTTCGCGGAATCTTTGCCCCTGCAAAACCTGCTGAACGCCGGTTACAGGCAGACAAGCGGCACATGGAGCAATTTGACGGCCACAACCGCAAACACCGTCACAGGGGCTTTTGAGCGCGTGTTGGATGAAGCATGGCTCAAGGTCAGCACCGGGGCGTTCGATTACAAGACCGCGATCAAGACGGCGGTGGACACGATAGCGGACGATATGCCCTATATCACCTACCCCACCGGCCATACAGACACGCTGGAAGTAGCCGCACGGCGAGCCATCCTTACCGGAGTCAACCAGACCGCCGGGAAGCTGCAGGATGCAAGGATGCAGGAGATGGGCGTGGAGTATGTCGAGACAACGGCACACGGCGGCGCACGGCCTACCCATGCAGAGTGGCAGGGCAAGCGGTTCCATCTGGGCGGAGACAAGGTTCTAAACGGCAAGCTCTACAAGGATTTCGTCCGGGAGACCGGATACGGCACCGGCGCAGGGCTTTGCGGCTGGAACTGCCGCCACCAATATTTCGCCTGTTTCCCAGAGCTGGGCGACCCGCCGTCATGGACGCAGGAAAGCCTAGAGCAGCTCAATGCCCGCAACGTCGAGTATAACGGGCAGATGTACACCCAATACGAGATCTCCCAGATGCAGCGTTCCCGGGAGCGCAATGTGCGCAAGTGGAAGCGGCGGTATCTGGCAGAGGATGCAGCAGGCAGCGACACCACGGCGGCTGCTGTCCGTCTCAAGGCTGCACGCGACAGCCTCAAGCAATTCACACGGGACACCGGCGGGCAACTTGACAGTGCCCGCACCATGGTTTCTGGATTTGGCCGAAGTCAGGCGGCGAGAGCCACAGCACAGGCCAGAAAAAAATAACATGCAGCCTTCGGGCTGCTTTTTTGTTGCTTTCGCCTAATTGGTCAAGGCACCCGGCTCATAACCGGGCACATGTGGGTTCGATTCCCTCAAGCAGCACCACGCGGAGTCGGCGCGAACCCCGACAAACCTGTAATTTCCAATGTGGACGCGCACCACGAGAAAAAACGCTGGTTAGGACAGAACGAAAGGAGCAAACCATGAAACGAGACGAAATCAAGCAGATTATCCCCGGCATCACACAGGAGCAGCTCGACAGCATTATGAATCTGCATAGTGCCGATGTGGGCGAGAAGGTCAACAAGATCAGCACCCTTGAGGCGGAGAAAACAACCCTGACCGCCCAGCTGGAAGCCGCAAACGGCAAGCTGGAAGGTTATGACCCCGAGTGGAAGACCAAGGCAGAGCAGGCCAAGACCGACGCGGCGAACCAGCTGGCAGAGATGCAGCGCGGCTTTGCCATCGAGAAAAAGGCCGGTTCCCTCAAGTTTTCCAGCGAGAGCGCGAAAAAGGCGTTTCTTGCCGATGCAAAGGCACAGAATTTTGCCATGAAGGACGGCGAGATTCTGGGTTTCGACGATTATGTCAAGACCTTCAAGGCCGCAGACCCGAGCGCGATCCTCGCAAATGGCACGCTCCCGCGATTTACCGCGTCTGCCCCGGGAACTCCGGCGCAGGCATCCAACACGCACGAGGCCGCAAACGCAGCGTTCCGTTCGCTGTTTGCGGAGAAAGGTTAATCCATTATGGCAACTAACATTATTGCCCGTACCGGCGCAGAAGCCCTTATCCGGGATCAGCTGGTCAATACCATTCAGCAGGATGTGCCGAAGTCCTCCATCGTCATGCAGCTGGCGACCCGCCTTGCCAACATGACCAGCAATCAGACCAAGATTCCTGTTCTGTCCATGCTGCCGCTGGCCTATTGGGTCAACGGCGACACCGGCATGAAGCAGACCAGCAAGCAGGAGTGGAAAAACGTCACCATGACCGCCGCAGAGCTGGCAGTGATCGTTCCCATCCCCGAAGCCGTGCTGGCGGATTCCAGCTTCGACATCATGGGTGAGGTTCAGCCCCGTGTCCGTGAGGCGATGGCAGCGAAAATTGACGGCGCGGTCCTGTTCGGCAACGACAAGCCCACCGAGTGGACGACCGACATTCTGACGCAGGCCACCGCCAACAAGGTCACCGGCCCCATCGACTACGCCAAGATTCTGGGCGACGGCGGTATGTTCGCCAAGGTCGAGGAGGGCGGTTTCGGGGTTGATGGCGTTGTTGGTGCACTGTCCACCAAGGCACAGCTTCGAGGCCTGCTCGACAATAACGGTCGCCCCCTGTTCCGCTCGGATATGCAGGGCGCAACCAACTACGCGCTGGACGGTGCCCCGCTCTATTTCCCTGAGAACGGTGCGTTTGACGCTTCCAAGGCGCTGATGATCGCAGGCAACTTCAAAAAGATCGTCTACTCCATCCGGCAGGACGTCACCGTGAAGATTCTGGATCAGGGCGTCATTCAGGACCCCTCGACCAAGGAGATCGTGTACAACCTCGCACAGCAGGACATGGTCGCGCTGCGCGTTGTTATGCGCATGGGCTGGGCTCTGCCGAACCCGTCCACCCGCCTGAACACCGACGGCAGCAAGGTGCCATTCTCCTACATCGTCGCGGGGGAATGACAAGCCGGGAGGTAGCCGAAAATGATCTACTGCACGTACAGCGAGTATCAAGCCGCCGGGGGAAATCTCGAAGCGGCAACGTTTGACATCTACGCGGCCAGAGCTTCACGCCTGATCGACGGCATCACATTCGGGAGGGCCGAAACCCATGTGGACGAGTGCGACCGCTGCAGAGCCGCACTGTCGGACGCTTGTGTGCAGATCATCCAGCTTTTGGCTGCAGCGCAGAACGCTGTTACGGCCAACGGCTACGCTCCCGGCGTATCCAGTGTATCCAATGACGGCTATGCGGTAAGCTATGCCAGCACCGGCAGCATGACGGCCACCGCCCGGAGCGAAGCGGCCGAAATCGTGCGCGAGTGCCTGGGCAACGACCCGCACGGCCTTCTGTATCGGGGGATTTATTGAGATGAACACATCGGTTACAATCATCAATCTCATCCATGATACGGCAACGGATAAGGATACACCGGTCTGCTGGGTATTCAATAACGCCACATGGCGGGAGACTTACGGCACGAGCGGAAACGGCACGGTCAAAGACCCGGCAAAGACCGTGCATGTCCGCATCATGGCCCGGCAGGGCGAACCGCCGTACATGCCCGCGTGGGCGTGGTATCAGCTCCCGGCGGACGCAAAGGAAAAGGCATGGACACTGAAAAACGGCTGGATGATCGTCAAAGGTTCGATTCCGTCCATGACCATTGAGCAGTACAACCGCCTGAAGAAAAGCGCCGACTGCACCATGATCACATCATGGGCGGACAACCGGGAACAGTTTCTTCCGCACTGGCATATCTACGGAGGCTAATCCATGACTGAGTGGAAAAATGGCAAAAATGGCCTGCTGCAAGTCAGCACACCCAAAGGTCGTGTCATTTCCGTACGGCACAAAAACGGCTCTGTGACAACGGAGGTCCAGTGGAATCCGGCGTTTGCAAACCGGATGAACCGGGCAGGAAACACCACCCTCGCCCAATTGACGCAGATCGTGGCCCGCGATACGGACAAGTTTGTGCCGTTCCAGACCGGCATGTTGAAGAACACCGCCAACATTGCCAGCGACTACGACAACGGCCTGATCGTATACTCCACGCCCTACGCCCGGCGGCAGTATTACTTGCACCCACAGGGCACTGACCTGCACGGAGACACCGGCTTGCGCGGTTCCTATTGGGGCCAGCGCAGCAAGGGCGCCAACATGTCAAGCTGGGAAACCACCGCCCATGCGCTGATGAAGAAGGAGAGCAAGAAGTGAAGCCTGTTATCAAATCCATGCAGGAATGGCTGAAAACCTGCCCTCTGGTAGCTTCCGCACAGGACGAGGGCGTTGCGTTCCGCGTTTCGTGGCTGAGCCCGGACGTGGATGAATACTCCATCGAAGACGTGCCCACGCAACCGATTCTGGCCAAACGGCTCAACGGTACGATCCGGCAGAAGGTGTTTGCCCTGTCATCACGCGAGGAGTACAACTCCGACGTTGAGCATCAGGCCGAACGTTCCGGCTTCTGGGATGACCTGACCGCATGGGTAGAAGCCCAGAGCCGCACAAAGAACCTGCCCGCGCTCGGAGATGGCCGCATCCCGATCGGTGTGGCCGTCACGACCACCGGCTACATCATCACCGCAGAGGATGGCCGGTGCCGGGCGCAGATTCAATTACAAATCGTATATTTTCAACCGAAAGGGGTTGCTATCACATGACTGTTACCGAAGCGATGAAGGGCATCACGCCCGACCCTGACAAGGTGGGCTTCCAGATGGCCGACGACTTCATCCTTGCCTTCAAAACTGCGGACACGCAGAACAAAGAGGGCGACTTTATCGTGTGCGAGTCGATGGTGGAGGAGCATTCTGCTGCCGTCAATTCCAGCACGACCGATAAAAACTACATCCGGCAGGGACAGGTCACGATCAAGACCAACACGCAGCGGGTGTTCACGATCAACGCCGACCGCTACCACGACGAAAAGACCGCGTTCTTCGACTGGATCAGCTCGTTCAAGATGGTTCACGGCGTGGGGTCGGACGTCATTGCCGACTATGTGTATTTCAACATGTTCACCGGCAAGGGCGAGAAGGGCCGCGCCACCGTCAATGTGACTGCGGACTCCACCAACGGCGCAGGCAACATTGCGGGCTACACCGTCACCGTTTCCAGCGTGAAAAAGCCGGAAGAGTTCACATACGTCGCAGCCTGAGCGCTGTATACAGACCGTCTGGCACACCGCCAGGCGGTCTTTGACGCCTTAACAGACAAGGCCGGGGCAGCACCGGCAAAGGCGCACTGAAAGGAGCAACAACATGGATTTTCGTGGTATTACCTTCGATTTCAAACCCACCCGCGCAAGCGACGCCGAACGGATGGAGAACGCTGAAAAGACCCTCGGCAAGAGCTGGAGCGCACTGAATGTGGAGAAGCTGGGCGCAGGGGCAGCAATTCTGGAAATGTGCAATCTCTACGACGACTATTTCTGCGACATTCTGGGCGACGACTACGCCGACAAACTGGGCGTGGACACCGAAGATCTTGACGAGATGATGCCGCTGTTCAGCGAGTTCCAGCAGACGGTCAAAGCATTCGCCGACGACATGGTAGCAAAGGCTATGGCAAGCCTGCCTAAAAAGGCCGAACAGCCCATGAACAACGCGGTTCCCATGCCGCAGAACCGCGAACAGCGCCGCGCTGCCCGGCGGAACCATAAACACTGATGGACAAGTGCTTCTTTGTGGATGATCTCCCGCAGGATTTCAACACCGATTTCCGGGCATGGATCCGATATGAGATTCTGGCAAACGCGGCAAAGACGGATGAAGAACGCCGCAAGGTGCAGCAGTATGCCGAAACTGTTCTGGCTGGCGGAAATCCCATTGGTGAAGAGCGGCTTCAGGCGTTCATCCGGTTTTTCCGGTGCGGCGAGACGCAGATCGAGACGGACAACAAGTTGAATCAGGCGTTCGGCACTAGCGCCAGGGGGTACGACTTCGCAGTAGACGGCCCGCTCATCTATGCAGCGTTCTGGCAGGCCTACGGCATCGACCTGAACAACGTGGAACTCCATTGGTGGGAGTTCATGGCCCTGTTTCGCGGTCTGCCTGAGACCTGCCGCATCTGCCAGATCATGGAGTACAGAACGGCAGATACGTCCAAAATGCCGAAGGAGACAAAGGAACAGTATGACAAGTACCGCCGGGCGTATGCGCTGCCGGAGACTTCTGGAGGTGAACGCCGGTATGCCAGTTTCGCAGACCGCAAGGCCGCTGCCATCGCGCGGCACAACGCGCTTGACCACGAGCCCAGAAACGGGCAATAGAAGCCCTGTGCGCTGCCCTTTCTGTGGCAAGGCAAGTTCCGTATGGGCAGACGAAACCGCTCACGCAGGCGGGCTTTGGGTCAAATGCAAGAACCCCGTGTGCAAGCGGGAATTTGAAATAAAAATCTGAGCGTGTGCCTTTGTGCCGGTGCTCCCACAGGGAGGGGTATAAATGGCACAAAATCCAGATTTTGAAGTTCATGGACAGGTAACGCTCGACAATTCCGACGTCAAGCAGGTTCTCGACGAAACCGAGTCCAAAGCAGAAAAGACCGCAAAAGAAACCGGCACAAAAATCGGCGATGCGGCCGATGACGCGGCGGAAAAGGTCAAGAAAAAGAGCAAAGAGACCCGTGATCAGCTGGCATCCGACACCCAAAAGGCCGGAAAGCAGACCGAGAAAACGGCAAAGGATACCACCGAGAAGGTCAAAAAGCAGTTTGAGGCGGGTTCCGTTGCCATCGGCAACATCATCTCCGGTCTGGTCACAAAAATTGCCAGCGCGGGCAAAGACCTAATCAAGCAAGGCATTTCCTATAACGCCCAGATCGAGACCTACCGAACCGGCCTGACAAACATGCTGGGAGACGCGGAAAAGGCCAACACCGCACTTGAGAACATCAAGCAGGACGCAGCCCGAACACCCTTTGACACAGCTTCTCTCGTTAAGGCGAACCAGTACCTTATCGGTGCAGGCGAAAACGCCGACTACAGCCGCAAGATCATCCTTGCGCTGGGCGACGCGGTTTCGGCCACTGGAGGCGGTTCGGCAGAGCTGGAACGCATGGCGCAGAACCTCCAGCAGGTCGCCAACGTTGGCAAGGCTAGCGCAGTAGACATTAAACAATTTGCATTTGCGGGCATCAACATCTATCAGGTGCTTGCAGATTATACCGGCAAGTCCATTCAGGACGTCCAGAACATGACCATCTCCTACGACCTGCTGACGAAATCGTTGCAGGCCGCAGCAGAAGAGGGCGGACGCTACTATAACAGCATGGAAACGCAGAGCGAGACGCTCAAAGGCTCCCTCTCCACCCTCAAGGACAACGCTTCCCAGCTGCTTGGCACCGTCACAGAGGGGCTTTCCAGCGGTCTGGGCGAGTGGATGCAAGGTCTGAATCAGATCGTGATCGACCTGAACGAGGGAATCCAGAACGGAACCATCAACTTTGAGGGAATGTTCGCCGCTCTGGGCGCGGTAGCCGGTGCGTTGCTTACCTACAAGACCTACACCACCGCCTCAACCGTCGCACAAAACCTGCTCAACGCCGCTATGAATGCAAATCCCATCGGCATTGTGGTGTCGCTGCTTGGTGCGCTGGCTGGCGCATTTGTCACGGCCTATACCACAAGCGAGACCTTCCGCAAGTGGGTGAGCAACGCTTTTCAATCCGTAAAAACCGCAGCCCAAAAGTTTATCTCCCCGGCTATTTCGTTGGTAAAGAACCTGCTTTCCCTGCTTGATCGAGCAAGTTTTGCGATGAACAAGGTTCTCGGGAAAGAATCAGTTGCCAAGTATTCCAATTATGATGAATATCTCAAGGAGAAGAGGCAAAAAGAGGGCGGGCACGCAAGAAGAACCACCAACCAAGACAGAAGAACCGCCTCTAGCGGAAGCTCTGGTTCTTCCGGTGGCACTGTCGGAGATACCATTGTAAGCTCTATTCCATCGAGCACTTCCGGATCCGCTTCCAAAAAAACAAAACCCACCCCCAAGAAAACAGCCAAAGTCATTGACAGCCTGAGCGAGACGTCTCACAAGACCGCCGGGAAGATCACGACCGACGTCCAAAAAGTCACTGAGAAATACGACGACGGCACAAAGAAAATCACGACCACCACAACGCAGTCGGAGAAGAAGATCATAGACGGCGTTGAACAGACCGTAAAAACCGTGACGACGGAAGTTGACGACGGTTCGGGCAAAATCAAAAAGACCGTCAAGAAAACCGTCGATAATATCGAGCAGTCGGTCGATGTCGTTGAGAAGAAAATCAAATCGGCAAATTCCGAGATTTCCTCGGAGTTGTCCTCCGGCATTTTCGGCATCCTCAAGAGCGGCCTCTCCGACGTAAAGAAAAAAAATTGGAGCGGCCTTGCACTGGATGTGGCAAAGCTCATTTGGGGCGAGGTAGACCAAAGCCAGCGGTTTTTGATTTCGGAATGGGCGAAAGACGTCCTAAAAGTTATCAACGAGCAATATGCAAGCGGCGGAATATCTTCTGTTATAAGGACCATCAAAACGCTTGTCGCCGGTGGAGAGCTTACGACAAGCGGCGGAACGGTCCTTGATTCCATCAGCAAGATTGTTTCTGACCTGACCGCAAGCGGCGGCATGGGCGAAGTGCTGGGCACGATGGCCACAAAACTTGGTGGTCTGTTCGGTACACTGGCCACCAAAATCGGCAGCGTCGGCACGGCACTGAGCGGCCTTGCAACAAAGTTGGTTGCCGTTGTCGCTTCAAACCCGGAGATATTCGCAATTCTAGCCATTGTCGCCGGGGTCGTTGCACTGGGTGCCTACATCTGGAAGAAGCACGGCAAGGAAATCAGCGGATGGTGGAGCGGCCTTTGGGCGGATAAACCCACCGCCGCACCTGCCTCCAACTACCAGCAGAGCGACAGCATCACCGCCGCCCGTCTGGTACAGGAATCTCAGGCCGCTGCAGCGGCCAACCAGCAGAGCACGACTCGTGTGCAGAGCGGAACCGGAAGCGCAGCAAGCCAACAGCTGAACGCCAGCTGGCGCGGCTCTTCCACCACCATCTTGAACCTGGACGGCAGAGAAGTGGCCCGCTCTACTGCGCCTTATATGGACGAAGAGCTTGCATTCAGGTCGTAAGGAGTAACGCATGGAAAACACATTTTGGGTGGATGACCACGGCGGTTCTGAGTTTGGCGCGATGCTTCTGGCCGATTATTCGGTCGGCGCACCGAGCATATCTCAAGATTACGTTGTTGCGTCCACCGGAAGCCGCATCACAGCAGGCGGAACCCGGTACGGGCTGCGAACCATCACGCTGCCGGTCGTCATCGAAGGGTGCAGCCCAGAGGATGCAGAAGATAAGAGAAGCCATTTAACAGCTGCTCTGCTGAAGCGCACGGTGGAGCTGTGCCTTCCGGACGGTGGGCTGTATACCTGTCTGCTGACCGATGGCGGCAAAAAGGCAGAGATCGACCGGGACGGAAAATTTATCGAGACGAGCTATACATTGGTCGGCTACAAGCACGGCCCGCTGGAAACGCTGGTCTTTACAAACCCAGATGGAACGATCAGCTTTTTCGCGGCTGGAACAGCAGAAACGATGGAATGCCGCATCACGGCCACTGTGGCGAAAAGCTATTCCGGCACCGTGTACATATTTTACCCCAACAGCATACTGTCCAACTGCATTTTCAACAGCGGCGCACTGAAGGGCGGCGATACCGTCATTGTGGACGGCATCGAAAAGAGGCTCACCGTCAACGGTTCGGCCGGCATGAAGCTGCTCAACAAGATTTCGGGCGGCTGGCCCAGGGTCGTGCGCGGGGAAAACAAGCTGTACACATCGCAAAAAACTATGCCATTCTCGCAGATCGCGATTGAGTACTATCCAATATACATTTAAGGAGGTGCGCTTTTTGCTTTCCATCATTTTGGATACCGGGCAGGAGATCCCGCTGGATTATGACGGATACTGCATCGAACAGAACACAAACGGTTGGGAAGACAAGCTGAAGTTTACGCTTCCGCTCAACCACCCGCAGGCCTATCTACTGTCCGAACGGGTGCGCATCTGGGAGACGACACAGAACCAGGTATACGCCATTTCCAGCATCAGCAACGGAAAAACGGATACGGCCTATGAAGCCCGTCTTGACCTGGATAGCCTGTGCGCGGTCCTTTTGGCAGACTGGAACAACTTCGTTAAAACGGGCATTTTCAGCAAGGGACCTCAGACGATGGAAGACACCATCAGGCGGGCCCTCAGTGACATTTCCGGGTGGAGCCTTTTTGCTATGGGCGAAACGTCTGAAAAGTTGGCAATCGAGAATTTTTTCGGGACTCCTCTGGAACTCATCAAAAAAGCCGTGGAAGTCTGGCCGGATTACACGGTGCGGCTGCAAGTCCCCAAAAGCGGCCTCAAGATAATGGACGTGCACGAACCAAGAAATGAAGCGGAAGCGACGGAGACGTTCTTCTCCGATGAGCTGAACCTTCGGGAACGGCCTTCCTTCAAAGGAAAGGCCGAATCTGGGGACAGCTACTATACAGAGCTTCGGCTCTATGGGAAAGATGGGATCTATGTAGATGTGAGCTGTCACGATTACGATAAGCGCGTCATCTGGCACACCGAAACGGACAGCTCGATTGAAGATACAAACGCCCTGAAGCTAAAAGCAGACAAGATGATAAAATCGGCTGCTTTCCCGTCCCGGTCATACAGTTGCAATGTAATTGACCTATACGAGCATGACAATCAAAAGTATCCCAATATGGAGATCGAACTCTACAAGGCCATAACGTTGATGGATTCAGACACAGGATCCACGTCCACATTGCAGATCGCACAAAAAACGATCTATCCATACTACCCGGAAAAGAACCAGGTGCAGCTCAACACTGTGGCCGGAAACATCTCGAAGAAATCGCAGAAATATTCCGGCAAAGTCATCACATACACCGATTCACAGGCCACACAGGCAGAAAAAAACGAAAAGGAGACAGTGTAGCACATGCAAACGCTTAAAATGGATTTCCAGAGCCAGAGCGCCCCACCGGTCGTTCCTGTCATGCAGTATGATGCACAGAGCCGCTTTATCGGCATCACCCTGTACAACGGCGGCGTTCCGTACGAGGCCCCAGAGGGTGCAAGCTATACCGTGCAGTATCGCGGCCCCGGTGCCAATAACATGGGCTGGTACAACACCATCACGCTTTCCAGCGGCACCCGCAAGGCGGTCATCGTAGACAGCGCCAGCAAAAACGTTGTCACCCTTGAGCTTGCAGAGCAGGCTTTGCGCGTCAACGGAAACGTCTTTGTCAATCTCTGCGTAGTCACCAATACCGGATACATGCTCCATACCTTTCCTATCATCTGCCGCGTCACCGGCGCGGCGTTCCCCGATACCGTCGCGGTGCAGTCTTTCTTCTATGTCACCGGCCTCACCTCCGTGCAGTGGCTTGCCTACGTCACCGCCTGCCAGGACGCACAGAGACGGGCGGAATATGCAGCGGCGAAGCTCGTCATCGACCCCACCCTCTCCCTTTCCGGCAAGGCTGCGGATGCGGCAAAGGTGGGCGAGGCGGTCAATGCGGAGTCAACCAGAGCGAAGGAGGTGGAAGGTGAGCTAAAGGAAAATATTAGCGATAATCTGTTATTATTCAATGATTATATTGCAGGGGCAACAATAGAACTGGAAAAAAACACTAATGGTATTCCTATTAAGGCAACTTTTAGAGTTGATGGAGAAATCGTAAGAACAGACACAATGACCTATTTTCCTAATGACACAGCAATAAAAACCATTGTTACAAAGAGAATAATATCGAACAAAGCTATGATTACGATTACAGAAGACACAGAAACAGGGAAGACCATTGTTTCTGAGATTGAAGAATATAACATGATCGACAATGGCTCGAACTATGAAAATTGGGTCATTGCAGGTAATGGAACAACTGCGAGTGCTAATGGCATCCATCTTGTTGCAGATGGGAATATCGAAGCGGCGAATTATAGTTTTGGTGAATTGGTTGATGGGAAAACTTACAAATTCACATATGAGGTTGTAAGCAAAACGGTTAATTCAACTATGGTATTGTCTGCTGGGAATTTTGTTGGTTCTAAAAATGTCGTGCTTGATAATTCTATAGGTGTTCATAGTGTTAATATTATTTATGTAGCAACGTCAATAAACAGGTTAAGAATCACTCTTTCTAAAGATAACGAAGACGGGACTTATATCAATCTTTGCAATTTTAAGCTTGTGGAGGTATAAAAATGGCGTTCACATTATCTAAAATTATTAACGACAAAATCAAAACAGAAGCTGAAATTATTAACGACAAAATCAAAACAGAAGCTGAAATTACTAACGACAAAATCAAAACGGAAGCTATTATGCTAAATGGCATGAGAATGGCATATCCCGTAACAGAACCGATACTGCTTAACATCCCTACTTATGACGGAAGTGGTCAGGCAGTGCATCCATCTGTTGTTGTTCCACAGTCACCGAATGGTTTATTTGGTGGATATCGATATTGGATGGCTATGACCCCATTTGCTAATAGCCAAGATGCACTCGAAAATCCTTCGATACTTTGCTCTAACGATGGCATAGAGTGGAATGTGCCAAAAGGAGTAGCCAATCCACTCGTCAAACCGCTTGAAAACGGTCAATTTAACGCAGATCCAAACCTTGTATTTAATCCGTATGATGGATATTTGTATTTATATTGGAATGCCCAAGGCAAAAATATTGGCGGAAACGGTATAAACGCCATTGGGCGAATGATAAAATCGAATAATGGTGTAAGTTGGAGTGATCCAGTAGAGATTAAAGCAATCAACTGGTCTGGAAAAGAAGTGCCAATTACATTCTCTGGCTCCGGCATTGAAGTGTTGTCCGATGGATCATGGATTGCTCTGCTGAATAGAAAGTCTGGTGGCAATGCGTACAGTTGCGGACAAGCAAATATGACGCTATTTATCTCATCCGACGGATTAACGTGGAGTGAGTTACCGAGTACCTATGACAACCTTGCTGGCTCACATTGGCATATCAGTTTTCGTAGATTTTCGGATGGTTTCCATTTTATTTCATCCGTAACCAACAATGAATCGGGGTCTGCGTATAATTTAGGTTTATACTATGGCTACAGCCCAGACGGTCAAGCACCATTGTTTGATGGAACGCCATTATTTGGGTTGGATCGCGTAAAAACAAACATTCGCAAATGGTACGCATCGTGTATTGTGCCGATTGGAACAAACACAAGTCGTGTGTATTTTTCGCAACAACACGATGACGGAACATGGCACATTGGATATTTTGATGTTGTTGTCAATAATCCGTATGCTGCATATGTTCAATCTCCTAATTATATGATGCGTTATACACCGGTCTGGCATCAGTTTAATTTACGAGATACAGATTATCATGTATCTACACCAATTAACAGCAATCAAACATTATATTATGGTTTGCGAAAAATGATTGAATTTCGTGAGTGTGCATTGATTTGCATTAATTCACTCACAGATAGCGATAATCAACCAATATCTGTAAAAATCGAATCAATCAATAGATATTGCGGAGGTACCCAAACGACGACTCTTGACGGTATCGATCAGATAATTACAGTACCTTCTTCTACTAAAACTGTTATTATTACAAAGAATACGTTTGGAATATTAGGTGTGCGTAGTCTTGATCGAGTTGGTCTAAAAATTAAAGCCGAAAAAGTGCCAGCGAACGGCTATGTTTCGATATATCTAGTCCCGCAAGCATAATAAAGTTTTATTTGGTGATTAACTGTAGTCTAATTCTAGTTGATGAAAGAGGGCGATTAAACAGTATAGCCTTATAGCAGACGGCAACCGCCGCCTTGCACAGGACTTTAAGGTGCGGGAGATGCGCTGCCGAGACTGACCATCCACCCACATAAAAAACAGAAAGGACTGATATCATGCTCCCCATTATGGACGTTTCCCGCTGGCAGGGTCAAATCAACTGGGACAAGGTCAAGGAAAGCAGACTTGTCTCCGGCGTGATGCTCAAAACTGTCAGCACCAACCGCAAGCTGAGCAAGCGCAAGGATGGGTTGTACATTGACCCGACCTTTGAGCGCAACTATGCCGAATGCAAGCGGCTGGGGATTCCGGTGGGCGTGTACTACTACACCTATGCCGTCTCGCATACCAGTGCCGACGCAGAGCTGGCCCTGCTCAAAACTGCGCTGACCGGGAAAACCTTCGAGTTGCCGATTTGCGTGGATGTGGAGGACAACAAGCTCCGCAAGCTTGGCAAGCAGGCGTTGACCGACCTGACCGCATATGCGCTGGCGACCATCGAGCAGTGGGGCTTCTACGCCCTACTCTACACCGGTCTTAACTTCGGCGAGACCCGGCTGTATATGGGTGGCGCGGCATTGCGCAAGTATGACGTGTGGGTGGCAAGATACCCCAAGGATCAGAGCAAGACTAAGCCCGAGGACAAACCCGCCACGTCGTGGGCTTATGGGATGTGGCAGTATACAGACGCCGCCAGCGTGCCGGGCATCAAGGGCAACGCAGACCTTTCTCACGCCTATAAGGACTACGCCGCCATTATCGCGAAAAAGGGGCTGGACCGGCTCCGGGAGGGGTAACGTCTATGTGGCAATGGATCGCCCAATATTGGGCAGAGTGGGCTTTTGGTCTGCTAAGCACCGCCGTCATCGCGGTGGTCATCAAGTACAAGGCCCTGCTGGACGGCGTGCTGGCCATCCTGCATGATCGTATCTATCAGGCGTGTCAGTATTACATCAAGCAGGGCTGCATCGACACGGCAGGGCTCAAAAATATTGAGTACCTGTATAAGAGCTATCATACTCTTGGCGGCAACGGAACCGGCACGGAGCTTTACAACCGCGCTAAGTCGCTGCCGATTCACGACAATTGAGAGGAGACACACTATGACTAACAACAAGATTTCCGCCGGAACCATCGCCCGCACCGCCGTCCTCGCGCTGGCACTAACCAATCAAATTCTGAGCGCAACTGGCCACTCCCCGCTTCCCATCGAGTCGGAGCAGCTGGAGCAGATCATCACAACCGGCATCACCGTCGTCGCTTCCCTCGTGGCGTGGTGGGAGAACAACTCCTTCACGTCTGCCGCTATCCACGCCGATCACGTCCTCAATCAGATGCAGGGCAAGGAGTAAGGAGTATATCATGGCAAGCACTACATACGAGCATTTTGTTGACGTCAACAAAATGTGCGCCGCACGAGAGCAATTTCGGCACATCACGAAAATGGTCTGCGCATGTTTTCGCGGCATCACGAAAACATACCATTTTGCCGTGCTTGGCACTATGGTGCGCAACGCCGGACAGCTGCCGGACATTGCAGCACAGACGCATTACAGCCGGACGGCGGTAGGCTACCGGCTAAAAGGCATTGAAAAAATGCTGGATGTGTGATATAATACTTATAGTGTCCGAAGTAGCGTACACACACTTCGGAGAAATGTGTACAGAGAGCCAGCGGAAGAACGTTTACCCGCTGGCTTTTCTTTTTGCACGATTTGTGGTATAATAATCTCAACAAATCCACCCGGCCTCTCGAAGAAGCGCATTAGGGTGGATATCTGAACCCATCAAGCCTCTCAACGATGCGTATCATGGTGGGTCTTTGAGGCTATGTAGCTCAGTTGGTAGAGCAGGGCGTTACACCGCCTATTGTCGCTGGTTCAATTCCAGCCATAGCAAGCCCGAAAATGCTTGAACGGTTTTGAATAGTGCGCATACGTCAAAATTGCGATAGCAGAAGTAGGCATTTTTAGTTGATACAGTCTCTTGCCCGACCACTAACAGTGCGTACCATGCAAGAGACGCAAATAATCCCCTGCTTCGCCGAAGCCCTGCGTTCCACGCGGGTACTTTATAGGCAAAGTGGGGGATTGTTTTATTCGCACTAGTTTTGTCGAAACTCTTGTCTTACAAGTCAAAACGTGATATTTTATTTTTGCTTCCAATGTGAAGCCCTTAACAGTTAAGCGCTCATGCGGCTTTGTGCCGTGTGGGCGCTTTTCTTTTTTGTCCTTCGTTGTGCGTTCGTTGCCTCTCGCTTTTCGGGAAAGATATAAAATCATCCCAGAAGAAAGGGGGAGCTATATGGGATATCCTTATGAAGGATGGCGGCCCGGCCCGTACGGGGCGCAGCCTATGAGTAGCTACGGGCAGAACCAGTACATGCCGCAGATGCAGGGACAGACAGGCCAGATGGCCGCACAAAACCCGTTTACCATGGTGCCAACCATCGCAGACGTAGAAAAGGTCATGGTACAGCCCGGCGAAACGCGCTGGATTATGGTGCAAAACGAGCCTGTCATGGCTGTCAAAAAGGCAGACACGATGGGCTATGCGGCCGGCGAGTACTACCGCCTGACAAAGATCGACCCGGCGGCGATGCAGACACCGGCAGAGACGCAGTATCTAACCTCTGCGCAGGCAGATCAGAAGATACAGGCTGCCGTAAAAGCCGAGGTGGAGCGCGTGATGGCGCAGTATCAGACGGCCCCGGCGGCTCCTGCAAGGCCCGCACGGGCAAAGGAGGGTTAAGATATGGCAAATCCTTTGATGCAGTTCTTGGGCGGCGGTGCACCGTCCGGCTTTCCCGGCCCTCTGGGCAACATGATGCAGATTTTGCAGCAGTTCACGGAATTCTGCTCTAAATTTCAGGGTGACCCGCAGAAAAAAGTGCAGGAACTCTTGAAATCCGGGCAAATGACGAAAGAACAGTATAGGCAGCTCGAAACAGTTGTGAAGCAGCTCTTGCCGTACATCAAGCCTTACCTTAAATAGCCGAAAAAATCGTGCGCACGATTTGAAATATTCAGCTCTATCAACGAAAGGACAATAACCATGGATAACTATTCTTTGGCAGACATCGCCGCTGCGACCCGCAACAATGACGACAACGGCTTCGGCATTGGTTCCGGTGGCGGCATTTTCTTCCTCGCAATCCTGTTTCTCTTCTTTGCCATGATGGGCGGAGGCACCGGACTGTTTGGCAACCGCACCGGCGAGTACGGCCAGTATGCCACTGCAGCAAGCCAGCAGGAGATCCTCTATGGCCAGCAGTTCGGCCAAATCAACGACCGCCTGACCAACATCGGCAACGGCATCTGCAATCTCGGTTATGAGATGCAGGGCAACATCGGCCAGCTCGGCAAGGAAGTTGCTCTGGCACAGGCTGGTACCAACACCACCATCCTCCAGACCGGAAACAGCATCCAGAGCCAGCTCGCACAGTGCTGCTGCGACAACCGTCTGGCAACGGCCAATCTGGCCGCTCAGATGGACAAGCAGACCTGCGCGATCAACTCCAACATCGACGCGAAGTTTGCCGAGCTGCAGAAGCAGCAGTATGAGCAGACCATCGCGGCCCAGAATCAGCGGATCAGCCAGCTGGAGCTTGCCTCCCAGATGTACGGCGTTGTGAAGTACCCCAACGGCTACTCCTACAATGCGGGGCCGAGCCCCTTCTGCGGCTGCAATAACGGCTGCGGCAACATCTAACACATACGCCCTTTAGGCGAGGATTGGCGGGGCGGCAGCAGCTGCCCCGCTTTTGATTTTTGAAAGGAGTTTTATCATTATGGCACGTTGTGCGATCTATACCACCAATACGTCCGCCCAAGCACTGACCGCCGGTAGCATCATTCCGGTGGGTTCCACCACCCGGCGATTCGGGAAGGCCATCCAGCAGGATGGAAACACCATCACGCTGTTGGGCGAGGGTTATTACCACGTCAACGCATCTGCAACCCTGATTCCCGCCGCCGCTGGCACTGTCACAGTGACCGGCCAGAAGGACGGCGTTGCCGTCGTTGGGGCTACCGCATCCGCGACCGTGGCCGCTGTCTCGACCGCTACCAACCTCAACCTTGATTTCATCGTGCGGAATATTTGCGGCTGCAGCAGCTCGATCCTGTCCTTTGTCCTGACCGGAGCAGATGCTACTTTGTCCAATTTGGCCGTCACCGTCGAGAAGCTGTAAGGAGGAAACACCATGGCTATAGATGAGCGAAAGCTTTGCGGATACAAGGCCGCATTGATTCAGGCCGCAAAGCAGATGGCGGAAGAGTACAGCGACGCGATGAGCTACGCAGACTTTGCGGTGGAGTATAAGAGCGTTTGCCCGTCGGCTGCCTCCGAATGGTACAAGCTCTCCGGCGACGAAATCGAGCACGCCGAAATCAACTCCCGCATCGGACAGAAGGTGCTTTCCATGGTCGAAACAGAAGATGCTTCAGCAGTGGCAGACCTTCGCAGCATGTGGGCGATGGCTGAAGAGCTTGTTTCCAGTCTGCACGAAGCTGTCATAAAACAGCGAGCGGCCTATGTAAAGTAATAACAAAAAGATAGCAGCAGCACCGGGGAGCCTGACGGTTCCTCGGTGCTGTTTTTGCGTTTATAAAGCTGTTTTTCAGCGGTGTGTTACCAAAAATGTTACCATGATAAAGGAAAGGACGTCAATTCTCAACGAAATGACGTCCTTTTTGCATGGTGGAGGCGATGGGAGTCGAACAATTAAAAACGATTGATTGTCGTCAAAAATGAATCTGGGATTCATGAAAGAGTGAAGGAATAATTCGGCTTTGTTGGGTTATGCCTGATTCGTTTTTTGACATTTAGAAAAAAGAGTGTTACCAAATGTGTTACCAGAATCACCCTTGAGCCTTCCTGAATGCAGCTGTCGTTGCAGCTGCCAAATCTTCTCGCTGGCCCTGCAATTCATGATGGTACACGCCGGAAGTGTCCATGTTCTTGCTGTGACCAACCAGCATTTTTAGCTGGCTGTCAGTCAGGACGCTTGATTCAACGCTGACAAAGGTGTGCCGCAGCTCGTAAAGTGAGACTTTCGGCTCAATCCCGTTTGCTTCCTGATACGATTCCCATCGGCGATAGAGCGTATGCTCTGACGGAATCTGAAACAGCGGCGTATTGTATTGTAGCAGTATGCCTTGAGCCTTTAGGAGCTGTACCTGCGCCTCATAGGCGTCCCGTGCTTCCTTGCCCATGTCAAAAGAGCGGATGGCGTTTTCATTCTTTCCGGTGGTCTGCTCCCGGTGCACGTTGATGCTGCGCCGAAGATTGACCGTGTTCCCTTTGATGTCACCATACCAGAGACCAATCAGCTCCCCGGGGCGCAGGCCGGTCGCAACTGCAAAGCGGTAGGCGTAGATATATTCATCAAATACCAGCTTTCCATAGTAGGTGCGGGTTTCTACGCTAAACAAAACCTTCAGGGCGGTGGGCTGCAAGATCGTGCGTTTCCCCATCCTGGCATTCTTCGGGATAGACAGGTCGGGGTGGAGCGTCGTGTACTTGTTCCTTCGGCACCACTTGACAAAGGCGGTTTCCGCTGCCCGGATCGTCATAAGCGTCTTTCGGCTCAACGGCTGGTTTGAGATGGGCTTGCGCTGGTTCTTTTTCTGTGAGCGCTTCCGGAACGAAACGTCAATGGCCTTTTGAAGATCGCCCTCGGTTAACTCGTCAATGCGGATATTTCCACAGGTCGGCAGGATATAGCAGTCCCCATAACGCCGGCATTGTGTCACATAGGACGTCCCGCAAGTCAGCTTCAACTCTTCCACCCACTCCGAATAAAGGGCACTGACTTTCTTTTTCCCGTCTCTGATGCTATCATCAAGCCATGCATCCGCTTTTGCGTTTGCTTCCCGTTGTCCTGTCCGGCCCGGCGTGCTGCTGTAAAACCGTTTGCGGGTGCCGTTCTTCTGAACCGCGATGCACCAGCGCTTTTCCTTTTCCACCCAAAATGCCGTGTTGACCCGTTTTTTCATAAAATCCACCTCCATACACAAGCGTACACTGTGCCGCTGTCCTTGGGCCGGCGGCGTTTTTTTCTTTGCTGCGGGGCGGCTTCCGGCTGCTTCTTCCCGCCCCACGGACAAAAGAAGCACCATCCGGGATCTCCTTCCGGCAGCATGCTCTCACGCATTTCATGGCTTACTCCTTTTTCTGCCCGATATATCCAAAGGCACCATTTTCAGCAGCGGCCCTTCCGGCCTTGTAGTTGATCTTCAGATCGTCAATAGGAGGTTGCGGAGCGTCCGGGCATGGGTCAAGGCCCGCGATCTGCGCATAGGTATACTGGTCTATGATGGTCCCGCACACGCTGGCCCGGTTATTCAGAGGGCAGTGCAGATTTGCAGCTATCTCCGATATGACAGCAGGCGGGCTGCTTCCGTGACTGCCCTTCAATATGAAGAGAAGCAGCCTTTTCGTCAGCGGCGGCAGGTTTACCACAAGACGGCACAACTCCGCGTTTAGCTCATCGTCGGCCTTGCCGTCATCCGGCGCTTTGTACAGTTCTGGGTGGATAATCTCCATGAACACCGTGATGGGTGACACCCCGCACGCCGTGCACCAGTCCATGATCTCGTCACTGTCCGGGCTAGTGCATCCTTTTTCCCAGCTCTGCACGGTACGCTCTCCCTTCTCAATGCGCCTTGCGATCTCCACTTGACTCAAGCCCGCAGACACCCGTGCTTTTGCAAGCGCTTTCCCGATTTGGCTCGCCGTAAAATAACTCATACTTTCACCCCCATAATACCGGCGTGTTTTTAACAAAAAATGGCGCAGAAAAAATCCGCGCCATTCGACAAATTTTATCCGTATTTCATTTTCCACTGGCGCATGGTAAAATCTGGTACATAAGTTGACACAATTACTAAAAATCAGGAGGAAAACAAAATGAAAAACGGTCAAACAAGCAACAAAGACCCGGAAATGACCATCATTGACGGAATGCCCGCCAGCGTGCTTACCGGCACAGCTAAAACCCCGCAGCCTTGGGAGGATTGAGCCATGACCAACAAAAAGACCGCCTGTTTCTGCAACCACATCCGCGCCGCGCTGGCCTGCTATGAGGACATGCCGCCCGAAGGGCAAGCCCGCGCCCGACTTTACGTCACCCGCAAGGCCGGTGCCATCCGCAACCTCAAAGCCGCTTCCGATGATCCCGGCGGGGAGCTGGCAGGGGAGCTGTTGCATTTTCTGCAACAGCTGGAAGCTGATTAAGCAGCTTTCCGGCCTTCCGCCTTACCGCCTGCAATGTAGTGCTCATAGTATTTCACATTATCATCGCCAAACAATGCGACCAAATCGGGGTTGTTCGCCTTATAGGCAGCGAGGTTAAATTCAGAATTGCCCTGACGGCCTTCCTTCATGCCACTGTTGATGAAGTGCTCAAACAGAGCCTTCTGGTTGTCGCCGAGGCTTGCGGCCAAATCCTGATTATACTGCAAATATTCTTGGTAGTTGTAAACAGCTGCGTACTGTGCAAGCTGCTCTTTGAACGGCTTATTCTGGAGCGGCGTGTCACGATACGCCGAACCAATATTTGTTACAGTCTGCTGACTTCCGTCCATGTATGTGATTTTTACTTTGCTCACATTCAAGTAATCAATCGTACTATTGTACCACACAACGTCAAAAGCGGAGCAACTTGAAAACAAGGCATTGTTGATTTCGTCTTCCGTCAAGTAAATGTTCTTGCTTTCGTCAAGAACACTCGGCTCAATGAAAAAATTCCCATACTTATCTTGATAGACGCTTTCAAGATATCCATTGTTATCAATCCAATAGTTGGTGTCGGTGTACTCATGGAATGGAGAGTCTGCATCTGAGAACGAAAGCGTCTGAACCTGTCCACTCGGTTGCCGTTCAAGTCGGAACGACTCAATCGGTCCGACTGTGCGAATCTGAGCAACTGCGCTTCCGGTAATATCGTCTGGCGCAGGATCTCCAACCCTGTTGTAGGCGGTTATATACCAATCAAGGTACTTTATTGTCTTACCGGAATTGTTTCGGTAGTAGAGTTTTGGAGACACACCGCCAACAGAGTTCATGTCAAAAGTAAAATACATCAACTCAATGGTCGGTTTTGCCGCAAGTGCTACGGACGAAAACGCAAGCAGCGCAGCAATTGAGAGGACCATAGCGAACAGTCTTTTTCTCATAATAGATAACACCTCACAACATATTTTTACAATATCTCTCACAATGTACAACCGAAAGGCGTATAATGTAAGAGGGCCCAAAACAATTTGAACAGGAGGAAAACAAAATGCAGGACACAACTTTCAGTCCGGAAGAAATCCGTCGAATCATCGAAAAGCTAAAGAGTGACCCTGCATTTCGTCAGAAAGTCCTCGATATTCTAAACATCTGAATCACAGCAACGCTCAGATCGCATTCTTCTTTGCATCCGAAGCGGCCATAATTTTTCTTACAAGCTCGGCATCATCTGGAGATAGACTGCTCAAATCTATCTCTCCGGCGGTGCTGGGCTTTTCTTTTTGCTCAGGTGCAGCCGGGGCGAGTACGGGGGAAGGATCATCGGTTTCGCCGTTCAGGTATGCAGCGGTCGTGTGCAGCTCTTTCGCCCAGACCTCAAGGATTTCAGGCTTCACGTTCTTCGTCCGGCGCAGGTTGCTTCCTGCCTTATCCGGCATGCCGACCATCTTATATAGGTGAGCCTGTGTTTTGCCTGACTTTTGGCAAAGGGCATAGAATCTATCAAACTGGAATGAGCCATAGTCAACATCGAGCGGTGACGTTGTCAGGCCATCGTCTATATCATCCACGAGACCATTTATGTACTCAACAGATGTGCCAAGGATTTCTGCGATAGCAGGTAGATATTTCGATGGAACATTAGCATTTCTGCCAGAAATCTCTGAAAGATAGCCATTGCTCTTTCCAATCTGCTGACTGATAAAGTTTAGCTTTAGGCCCCTCATCTTTGCGATTTCTCGAATTTTCACGATATTCCCTGCATTTTGGATGGGGTTTCCACCTGTTGTCTGGCCCATGAAGTACACCTCCGAAATACAAAAAGCAGAAAAGGAAAGAAAAAAGTTTAGAAACAGTATTTACAATTCTGTGATAAAGTAGTATAATAAAAACAGAAAAACAGTTGTTTCCTACAAAGATATTACCACCAAAGAAGTAATAAATCAATAACAAAGAGGTAAAAAACATGAAAGACTTCAACTTGAAAATCTCCGAGATCAAGAAGGCAGAGCGGTTCGCAGCAAAGGAATCTGGAAAGACCTGCTTCCTTGCAGCTATGAGCTATTCCGGCGCTGATGTGTTCGGTTGGCAGGATGTGCTCTGCGAGATGGACAGTGCCGAGAGCGGCGAGTATGTCAGCACTGTTCACCTTTGCGTTTACATGAACGACCGCCGCCGGTCTTATGTGGCCCGCGTAATGCCCACTGTTTGATGATGAAAGGAGAGCTGAACATGAACGCACTTTCTATCAACATCCCCGCAAACTTCGCTGCAGATTGCAATAACACCCTCAAGCGGTACAACGCCGCCCAGACCGACGCCGAGCGCCGTGCGGTGCTTGACCGCCAGACGGTGCAGGGCCTGTGTTGGGCGCTCAAGTTCGTCTGCCAGCTTCAGACCGCTTACATGAGTGAGAAGGAGCTGAAGCACGCGATCCGCCTCACCCACTTCCGCGGCACTGTATGCCCGGAGTTTAAGGCTTGAAAGGGAAATCTATTGACCCGCCTGATGATGGCTGCCCGGCAGCAGCCGAAACCATCCCGGTAACGTCACCGGGATGGTCGCGGGAACCACCGCAAACAATCAATAATCGGAGGTATGAAAAATGTCTGCAAATGTTGAAACGATGTTCTATGTCCGGGAGAAGCCTTGGCACGGTCTGGGAACCATGGTGCAGGAAGCACCCACCAGCGCAGAGGCGCTGAAGCTGGCCGGTCTGGACTGGACTGTCGAGGCCCGCGATATGTGGCTGAACGGCGGCTATGAGCCGATTCCCGGCTACAAGGCAAACGTCCGTAGCTCGGACAACAAGGTTCTGGGCGTGGTCAGCAACAAGTACCGCATCGTCCAGAACGCGGAGGCTTTCGCGTTCACAGATGCGCTGATCGGCGGCGATGTCCACTATGAGACCGCTGGAAGCCTACTGGACGGTAAGAAGATTTGGCTGCTGGCAAAGCTGCCAGATTCCGAAATCTGCGGGGACAAGACCGAAACCTATATGTGCTTCTCCAACACGCATGACGGATCCGGCGCCGTCCGCGTCTGCATGACCCCGGTTCGCGTGGTCTGCAACAACACGCTGAACCTTGCGCTAGATACCGCGCAGCGAGCATGGAGCGTCCGTCATGTAGGCGATATCAACACTAAGCTGGTAGAGGCCCGGCAGTGCTTAGACATGGCCAATAAGTACATGGATGAACTTGCAACCCGCGCCGACCAGATGGCAAACACCACGGTCAACGATGCACGGCTGCGGGAGGTTCTGGACAGCCTGTTCCCGGAAGCGGACGATATGACCGACCGCCAGAAGCGCCATGTGCAGGACATGAAGGACGGTTACATGGTCTGCATGATGGCTCCTGACCTCGTGAAATTCCGCAATACCGCATGGGGCGCGGTGAACGCAATGAGTGATTTTGTCACCCACAGCGCCCCTCACCGGAACACGAAGAATTATCAGGAAAACAACTGGAACAACGTAATGAACGGACACTTCCTGATGGATGCCATGGCAAAGGCCGTCACCCGGTAAATATTTGATGGCTGTGCTATCTGGCCTAACGGGCGCTTTTGGAGGAACTGAAAGATGTCTGATTCTATCGGAAAGAAAATTCGTGCAGCACGAAAAGACGCTCACATCACGCAGATTCAGCTTGCCCAAAGAATGGGTGTGACCAAGCAGACGGTGAGCCTGTACGAGAATGGCGGGGTCAATCCGACGGCCAAGATGCTGGCCAAGTTCGCAGCTGGGCTGAAAGTCCCTGTTGGCTTTTTAGCCGGTGACGAAGAGGGGCAGCTTGCTGGACGGTGGGTCAGCGTCAAAGTGCGCCTGCCAGAGCTGGACGAGGACGAACCATTTGCCCGCTGCATTGTGAATGTCATTCGGTGGTGTGAGGGCTGGACAGGCCCTTGGAACCAGCCGGAACCCGACTTGAATGAAGAAGAGTTCACTGCTGCCGCTGCCTATAACCCGGAGCAGAAAACTTTCACAGTGTATGATGGCTTTGGCGGCTCGATGGTGATAAACGCTCTACTCGACCCGAACGATTTTAGCGGTTCATCCGGTATGCGAATCACCCACTGGATGGAACTTCCCGCAACCTTTGGATTCTGGGAGGCACCTCGATGAAACAATACTGCCGGTACTGCTGCAACGCCTGTCTGAACGATGACGAGCTGGCCTATTGCAGCTACAAAGACGAGATGCTAGACGGCCCTGCCCTGCGGCGGCTGAATCACTGCAAGGGCTTCCAGTTCTGCGAGATTGATGTCTTGACCCAAACCCGTATCTACAAACCCAGATCCGCAAAGCCTCCCTCTGAGGACCCAGAGGATTTCGGGCAGCAAACCCTGTTTTGATGGGCGAAACCGGCGCTTCCGGTATTTTTTTGGCTTTCCTTTAGAAAAATCGAGAAACAATACAGATAAAATACAGAAAAGGTATTTACAAATCTGTAATAAAGTAGTATCATAAAAGCAGAAAAACAGTGTCCCACAAAACAGGAGGAACAGAAAATGAAATTCTATTATGACGGCGTTCTAATCTGCTGTGCAAAGGTCAAAGAGTACAAATACGCAGTTGTCTATCCGGACAGCAAGAAAGTATGGGCGATGCATTCCCGGCATTGTTCCTTGGAGGCTGCCCAAGAGTTGCTCAAACGGGTAAAGCGCGGAATGTCCTTTTACGACCCAGAAAAGGCCGCATCGCTGCGTGTTGTCCCGCTTGAAAAACGTGCTTAACCCCATCTGATGATGGCCCTGTGGCAAGGGCCGAAACCACCCGGCAGCCAGCCGGGCAAGGTCGTGGGAGCCACCCACAGAAAGGAGAACCGATATCGTGTCGAAGTATTACACCACCAAAGAAACTGCCAAAGCGCTTGGCGTATGTCAGGCAAGGGTCCTTCAGCTCAGGAAGCAGGGCCTGCTGGACGCTTATTCTCACGGAGAGAAGGGCAGCAAGAGCAAGTTCTACTTCCTCGCTGATGACGTTGAGCACTACAAGCAGAGCCGAGACAACCCGGAGCAGCCGCCGTTACGCAAGGTCAGCACCAAGGAGACCGCCTGATGAACGGGCGTAATAAGTACTGGCGGGAAGCCCGCTGGGACAAGAACCAGCCTGCACGGCTGGCACACATCAAAGAAAAGAGGTCGAAGCATGATGAAGGTCATACAGGGCAGCTTCCGGCAGATTCCGTACTGGAAACTTCGGGGCCGGTTCCACAGCTGCGGCTACCGCGATCAGGAAGTCGCTAAGTATATCGGCATTGGCCGGGACACCATGAGCGGCAGGATGCAGGGGCACAATCCGTGGACAAGCGCAGAGATCACAGCAATGTGTGAACTGCTGGACATCCGACAGGATGAGATCGGGGAACTGTTTTTCCCCTCACTTGAGAAAGGAGAATCCGCATGAAGCTCAAATCTACTACTTACTACTGGTTGGCTGCCATTTTTGGTGGCGTTGGAATGGGCACAGCTATGGGCGCAGAGGGCACCGCTCAGACCACCGGATACATCTCCGGCGCACTGTTTGCTGTGTCGCTGGTGCTGATTCTGGCTGCTGTTCTTCTGGCTCGTCTGGGCTTTGCCGCAGAGGACAGGGAGAAAGCCACAAATCGGTGCAAGTACGGCAAGATCAACCGCACCCACGCCCGCCCCCAAGAGCCGGAGTACCGGCAGAACCGGAGGGACGCATGAAAAAAGCCCGCCGGTGCGCCAACACCGACAGGCTGCAAGGGTTGATGGAATTTGAAAGCCCCATCACCCCGATGATATCACAAAATCGGAGGTTTTTACAGATGGAGAATGAATTGACCGTCCGGGTGGAACGCCCGGCAATTCCGGCCATGAGCTGGAACAAGGACGAGGTTGAACGGAATCTTGACGAGATGCTGGCGGCCTACAAAGGCCGGGTCTACACCCCGGAGAGCATCAAGAGCGCCAAGGAGGACCGGGCAAAGGTCAACGGCTGGGATAAGCAGCTTGGAGCTGCTGCCACGGCAGCGAAGAAGCTCTACATGAAGCCGCTGGAAGATTTCCAGCAGAGCATCAAGGAGATGCAGGGCAAATGCAAGGAGATTTCCGGAGCGATTGACGCACAGGTCAAGGCTGTGGAGGCCGCCGAGAAGGAAGAAAAGGCTTCTACCCTACGCCTGATCTACCGGGACAACATCGGTGAGCTGGAAGCTCTCATTCCGTTTGAACGCCTGTTGGACAACCGCTGGCTGAACAAGACGTTCGCCATTGCGGAAGCAAAAAAGACGCTGTGCCAGTCCATCGAGAACATCCGCAGCGATTTGGAATTTGTCCGAGAGAACTGTGGGGAGGACATGGAACCCTGCACCACCGAATACCTGCGCAACCTGAGCGTAAACGAGGCCGTCCGCGAGCATACCCGCCGCGAGAAGTCCCGCGCAGCACAGAGGGACGCAGAGGCCGCCAGAGAAGCGGCAGAGCGGGCGCGAATGTCGGCCCCGGTAATTGTTCCCCCGACTGCAGAAGGACGCGAGATGCGGGCGCAAGCCGCCGCAGCAACGCAAGCTGCCGCATTCATCACGCCGGATGGCCGGTTGGATGTCGAGGCGATGCAGACGATGGCTGCCGCGCAGCCCAGCGCACCGGCCCGCAAGAAGTATTATTTCTGGGTCGAGTTCACCAAAGAAGACATTGCATGGTTCCGCAGCGCTGCCAAGGAACGCGGGTTCGATTTCGGCAGCATCAAATAATCTTCAACATTCTAGGAGGTAACAAAAATGGGTTTCACTTCACGCGCTGGCGCTGCTGCGCCGAATACCACTACCACAGTTCAGAGCCGCTCCTTCGCTGCTCAGGTCAAGCAGAGCGAAGCAATGCAGCCGGTCGCAGAATCTAAGCCGGTCGAAATCGAGAGCATGGACGGCCAGCATCTGACCGTCACCTTTGACGATGTGCGCGACTTCATCTGCAAGGAAGCTACCATTGCAGAGTGCCGTATCTTCTTGGAAACGTGCAAGCAGTACCATCTCAACCCTTTCACCAAGGAAGCCTACCTCATCCACTATGACAACAAGAACGGTGATACGGCCAGTACCATTGTTCTGGGCAAGACCTGCTACATGAAGATGGCAGAGGCGCACCCTCAGTATGATGGCTTTGAGGCTGGCGTGATTGTCTTTGTTCCTGAAGTTGGTGAGCTCATCCACCGCGAAGGATCCATCGTCTACGAGGACGAGAAGCTGGTCGGCGGCTGGGCTAAAGCCTACCGTAAGGACCGCAGCCGCCCCTTCTACGAGGAAGTGAAACTGAGCGAGTACGACACCAAGAAATCCCTGTGGGTAACGAAGCCTGCAACGATGATTCGTAAGGTAGCCCTTGTCCACGCGCTGCGCGAATCCTTCCCGGCCACGTTTGGCAGCCTCTACGATGAGAGCGAGGTTCCGGTAGCTGCAGAAGCATCCTACCGCGAGGTCGAGAACGAGCAGCCCGAAATCGGCGCTATGCAGCCCCGCAAGCTGAAGCCGAAAAAAGAGCAGCCCGAACCGTTTGCAGTCGAAACCACCGACACTAACGATGATCCGTTTGGCGGTGATGCCGAATGATTATTCAGACAAAGACCGGGACGAAGATCACCGGAACCCTCTCTCGCGACCCTAGTCTAAAGGAAACGAAGACCGGAAAGCCGTTCCTCAGCTTGAGCGTCAAGGCTCATAGTACAAAAGATGCCTCCGGCAACCGGAGCAATATGTTTGTCGAGTGCTGTATTTGGAGCGATCTCGACAAGTGGGACGGCCTCCTTCAGAAGGGCGATTTTGTCGAGATTTGCGGCGGCGAGCTGAAAAGCAATACCGGCGCGAACGGTACAACCTACTGGAACCTGCATAACGTCGAGGGCGTTGTCGTTGGCGGGCTTGTTGCTGCCCGATGGGTTCAGATGGCAATCGACATGATGCAGCCGACCGGACAGGCAGGAACCAATGACTTTGCACCGGTGGAGGACGAAACACCCTTTGACCCCGGCGCACAACCGGCACAAACGGCTTTTCCGGCTGAACCGGTAAAACAACCCACCCCGGAGGCAGCGCCCGATTACAACGGCGATGACCGCCCGATTTCGGACACTGACGACTTGCCGTTCTGATTCACCGTTGAGAGAAAGGAGGTGAGCAGATGGCGGATGGAACCGCAAGCGACCGTCCGAAAGGGTTGCTGATACTTTTTACATCGCTAAAGCTGCTGAACATCTTGAATGACACCGAGTTCAGGCGGGTTGTCAATGCGATGGCTGCTTATGTCGAAAGTGGGACGGAACCAGATGGGCTGAAACCTATTGAACAGCTTGCATTTGAATCTCAGCGCGAGGCGCTTGACGGTAATATTCAAGCATACCAAAAAACAGCGACCGCAAACCGCGAAAATGGCAAGAAAGGCGGCAGGACGAGGAAAGCCATAAAAACCGATGGGTTTTCTGAGAAACCCACGGAAACCGATGGGTTTT